AAGAGAAGACTGTCACCCCGAGTCCCGGCCAGAGGCCGAGGATGACGCCTGACAGCGCAGAGGTATCGGCGGCGTCGGTGACGTGGACGAACGCGGAGCCGGACATGCTGATGGAGCGGGTGCTCGCACCGGCGAATCTCGAGCGTGCGTATCAGCGCGTAGTCAGCAACAAGGGGGCGCCGGGTGCCGATGGCATGACGGTCGCCGACTTGGCGGGCTATGTGAAACAGTATTGGCCCATCCTGAAGGCCAGGTTGCTGGCCGGTGAATACCATCCCCAAGTGGTGCGGTCGGTCGAAATCCCCAAACCGCAGGGTGGTATGCGGCAGTTGGGCATTCCCAGTGTCATGGATCGCCTGATCCAGCAAGCCCTACTGCAACAGCTCACCCCGATCTTCGATCCGCTGTTCTCGGATTACAGCTACGGCTTTCGTCCGGGCAGAAGCGCTCACCAGGCTGTCGAGATGGCCCGCGTCCATGTGGCGGTGGGTCACCGTTGGTGCGTGGAACTTGACTTGGAGAAATTCTTCGACCGGGTCAACCACGACATCCTGATGGCTTGTGTTGAACGTCATGTCGAAGACAAGCGCGTGCTCAGACTCATCCGCCGTTACCTTGAAGCGGGCGTCATGTCGGGCGGGGTTGTCAGCCATCGGCAGGAGGGGACGCCGCAAGGCGGCCCGCTCTCGCCGCTGCTGTCGAACATCCTGCTCGATGAACTCGACCGTGAGCTGGAACGGCGAGGCCATCGCTTCGTGCGCTATGCCGATGACGCGAACATTTATGTCCGTAGTCCGCGTGCTGGTGAACGAGTGCTGGCCAGTGTCGAGCGGTTCCTGAATCACCGTCTGAAACTGAGACTGAATCGGGACAAGAGCCGCGTGGCGGGGTCGTGGAAATGCGACTACCTGGGGTATGGGATGAGCTGGCACCGACAGCCACGGCTGCGAGTGGCAACCATGAGCCTGCGCCGTGTGCGCGACCGGCTCAGGGAACTGCTGCGAGGGGTGCGGGGCCACAAGATGGCGAATGTCATCGAGCGGATCAACCCGGTGCTACGTGGTTGGGCGGGCTACTTCAAACTCAGCCAGAGCAAGCGTCCATTTGAAGAGCTGGATGGTTGGGTCAGACACAAACTTCGCTGTGTCGTCTGGCGGCAATGGAAGCAGCCCTCTACGAGGGCGCGCAACTTGATGCGCTTGGGGTTGGGCGAGGAGCGTGCCTACAAATCGGCCTTCAATGGCCGAGGCCCGTGGTGGAACTCGGGTGCGCCGCATATGAATCAGGCGCTGCCGAAGAAGCTCTGGGACAGGCTTGGACTGGTCTCGATACTGGATACGATCAATCGGCTTAACCGCATGGCCTGAACCGCCGTGTACGGAACCGTACGCACGGTGGTGTGGGAGGACGGCGGCCGTGAGGCCGCCTCCTACCCGATCCTGGCTGTTTTGCAGCCGCTCCCATTCCCTGTCCACCGCCCGCTGCGCGCTGGCCTTGCTGGCATACAGGTGTGTGAGCCGCTTGGGGTTGGTTTGGTCGCCGGCGGTGATTGGCTTTTGCTCGCCGCTTTGCTCGTCGCGGTAGGTGGCCACCACGCCGGTGTAGGCCGCGCCCTCGGCCAGGTCGCTGAGGGCTTCGCCGTCGGGGAGTTTGGACTCCAGCTCCAGGCTGGTGGTGTAGCTGTCGGGGGTGAAGCTGTGGCGGATGTTGCCGCCCAGCCAGACGATGGCGGCAATCTCGGTTTTGATGCCGGTGAGGCTGTAGGTTTGGTCGGGCGTGAGTTCGGGCCGGCCTTTGGCCAGGGTGTAGCTGAGGCTGGCTGTGCCGCGTTGCAGGCGTTGCCACTCGGCCCGTGCGGCGCGCAAGGCGCTGCCCTGGTCGGTGAAGGTGTTGCGCAGCTCCTTGAGGTTGTCGCCGCCGCCTGCGATGGCCTCTTTTTTCTCGGCGCTGTTCACGTCGTAGTAGTAGGCCTTGGCTCCGGTGTAGCTGTCGCGGTCGGCTTGCAAAAAGCGGTGCTGGTCGCCATCGGCACGGGTGAGGGTGACGTGGGGCAGGGCGATGCCGCTGGCGGTGGTGCTGTTGCCGGTGGGCATAAACAGCAGGCGGCCGGCTTTGATGTTGCTGATGGCGTCGTATTGCTGGCCGAGGCGGCTGAGCAGGTTGGCGTCGGATTCGTTGGCTTGGTCCAGGTGCAGCAGCTCGATGGCGCTGAGCGCGGCACTGATGACGGGGCTGAGACCATGGGCAGCGGCCACGCTGGCGATCACGGCGCCCAGGGTGGTGGCGCTCCAGGAGCGTTCCCGTTTGGTTTTCAGGCCGCCGCGCATGTCGGCGCTGCGGGCGCGGATGTTGAGTACATCCGGTGCGCCGCTGTGCTCGGTTTCGTCCACGGTGTAGCTGCCTTTGGGTACCAGCCCGGTATCACTCCAACCGAGCCACAGTTGCAGCACGGCACCACGCGGCGGGATGGCCAGCAGGCCGTCGTGGTCGCTGAGCTGGATGTCGACCTGGTCGGCCTCCATGCCTCGGTTGTCGGTCAGCTCGATGCTGACAAGGCGCTGCTCGATGGCGGCGGTGATGTCTGTGCCGTCTACCACCACGCGGCAGATGGGGCGCGGGTAGGCAGTGGCGTCGCGGTAGGCGTCCGCCGCTTTGCCGAGCAAGCCTTGGGCGTGGCGCAGGGCTTGGTCGATCACAGCAGGCGCCTCAGCACGTCGCCGGCGGCACCGATCAGGCTGCCGAGCAGATCCACGCGGCCATCGTCGATGCGCTTGAGTACCAGGTTGAACTCGATACGCCGTGCGGCCCCGTCGCGGAAGAACAGCGTGCGGGTTTCACTAAGGGAAACGATCACCCACACGCCGTAAATTTTGCCGGTGCCTTCCACCAGGGGCCAGGCTTTGCCGGTGTCGGCCATGTAGCGCAGGGTGTCCAGGCTCAGCTTGGTGCCTGCGAGGGCGGGCAGCAGCACGCCGGGCAGGGTGATGGTGTCTTGCCCGCGCCCCAGGAACTGGCTGGCGGGGTTGGTGCCGATGCGGCTGGTTTCGCCATGCCGCCACTCGGTTTGGCGCTGAAACTCCTGATAGGCGAGGGTTTCCAGGCTAAAGATGAACATGCCGAGGGCCATCATCATGGTACGGGTTACTCCTGATCGCTGAGTGAGCTGCGCTTGCTGATCTGGATGGCGCGCATGCGTTTGTCTACTTCCATGCCGACAAGGCGGGCGAGGGCTTGCTCGTCCATGCCGGCGCTGGGGTGCACATGGATGGTGAAGTTGGGCGCGGCGCTGGCCACCGCTTGGCTAGTGCTGGCCGCGCTGAGGGGCGGGCGGTTGTCCATGGCGATGGCACCGCTGCCCACTGTGGCGCTGAGTGCGATCGCACCGGCTTGCGTGAGGCGTTTGCCGATGCTGGTGAGGGCTTGCATGGGGCCACCCTCGCCACCGCTTAAGCCTTGGGCGAGGCCTTGCATGGTGAAGTCGCCCAGCTGGGCGAACACGCGCGAGGGGCTGTGAATGCCGAGCTTTTCTTTGAACCAACTGATGGTGCTTTCACCGGCGCCGGTGATGGCGTCTTTTGCGCGGCCCAGGTTGTTGGTGATGCCGTTGACCAGGCCGTCAATGAGCATGCCGCCGAAGTCGGTAAAGCGGGCGGGCATTTCTGCGCCAAAGTAATTCATCACGCCGGCAAAGGCGCGGTAGAACAGGCCCAGCGGCGAGAAGTTGAGGATGGTGGCGGCAATGCCACCGAGGCCGCCGCTAAAGCCCTGCTTGATTTCAGCCCAGAGGCCGAGGAAGTAGGGGCCGACTCGGTCCCAGTTCTTGTAAATGAGGTAGGCCCCCGCAGCGATGGCGGTGATGGCCAGCCCGATGGGGTTCATCATCAGGGCGCGGCCAATAAACAGGATGCCTTTGCCCACCAACGGCAGCGCCGTGCGGCCCAGATTGAACAGGGTACCGGCCAGGCCTGCGCCCCGGATGCCGAACAGCATCATGCCGTAGCGCACCATGGCGAACGGGCCGAGCAGGCTGGCCATGGCCAAGGTTAGGCCGCCCATGCCGGCCATGAGGATGCCTACGCCAGCAGCGGTTTTAACCAGAGCCGAGGCAAGCCCCGGGTTTTCTACAATCCAGCTTTTGACGCCGCCAACCACTGAGGCCAACGATTGTGTGATCTCGCGCAGGGGGCCGTTCTGTTGCTCCTGCAACTGGATGCCGAGGTCTTCCCAGGCGCTGGACAACTGATCGAGGTCGCCCACCAGGTTGTCACCCATCACCTGTGAGGTGCGCAGGGCTTCGCCGTTGGTTTGGCGCAGGGTGCCGATAAAGTCCTGCAGTGCACCACTGCCTGCCTGGGCCACCAACACCTGCATGCCGGCCACCGCTTCTTCGCCGGCAATGCCTTTGAGCAAGCCTGCGCGGTCGGCGTCGCCGAGGTTTTTGGTTTTCTCGTAGATCTCCTGCAGCACCGTGGGCATGTCGCGAAGGTTGCCGTCGGCATCCTTGGCACTGATGCCGAGTTTCTCCAGGGCATCGGCGGCCGATTTAGGTGGGGCGCTGAGGCGGCCCAGGATGGCGCGCAGGGCGGTACCGCCCATGCTGCCCTGAATGCCCGCGTCACCCAGCTTACCGGCCATGGCCGCGACGGTTTCGATGTCCTGCCCCACGCTGGCTGCAACAGGGCCGGCGTACTTCATGGTTTCGCCGAGCATTTGCAGGTTGGTGTTGGAGCGGGTGAAGGTGCCCACCAACACGTCACCCAAGCGGCTCATATCGCTGGCTTTGAGGTTGAAGCCAGTGAGGATATTGGAGGCGATATCGGCAGTTTCCGCCAGTGCGCTGTCGCCTGCTTTGGCGACGTTGAGCATGCCCGGCATGGCCGCCATGATGGCTTTCGGGTCAAAACCGGCCATGGCCAGATAGCCTTGGCCCTGGGCGGCATCGGTGGCGCTGAACATGGTGTCGGCACCGAGCTGACGTGCTTGGGCGCGCATAGCGGCCAGTTGAGCGTCGTCACCTTGCAGGCGGGTGAGTGCCTGCACCTTGCTCATGTCGGCATCGAATTGCATGCCGGGGGCCATCATCTGCGCGCCGGCATACAGAATGCCGCTGCCAGTGGCCAAACCCGCCGCGCCGGTACCCGCCATGCTGCCGGCTAAATCCTGGCTGCTTTCGTACTGTTCTTTGGCGTTGGCAAGTGCCTTTTGCTGCGCGGTGACGCGCTTGAGGCGGTTTTCTTGCTGGGTGAGCACCTGGTTGGTGGCGCCGATTTTGCTGCGCAGCTGCCGCTCATGCTCGCCAAGGTTGCGGGTGCTGATGCCGGCGGCGCTGAGCTTGCCGCGCAGGCCGTGCAGCTCGCGCTGTTGCTCGCTGTGCTTTTGCTTGAGGTTGGTGGCCTCACGCACCGCGCGCTTGAACTCGTTGTTGAGCTGTTTGGTGGGGGTGGTGGTGTTGGCCAACTCTTGAGAAAGCTGGCGCACCTTGTCGCGGCTGGCTTGCAGGGCGCTGCCGGTTTTCTCGGCCTCGCCTTTAAGTGCGCGAAAACTTGACACGTCGCGCTGCTGGGCCTGCAGGCCCTTGAGTTCAGCGCGGGTGTCTTTGAGCGTGCGGCCGAGGCCTACGCTGCTGTTGGCAATGGCGCGTAGGGGTCGGCTGGCGCGATCCAGCGCGGTTAGGCCAACCCGTAGCAGTAGATCACGCGCCATGCATGCGCTCCCATCGTTCGCGGGCGCGCTCGCGCCATTCAATCAACTCGGTGAGGGTCATGGCATTCATTTGCTCGGGCCCCCAGTGGAAAACCATGGCGATATCGGCCATGGCGTCGTCTATGCAGTGTGGGAATCCGGCTCCGTCGCGGCTTCCTTCTTCTGCAAAAAAGCGGCAATGGCATCCGCGCAGCCCAGCAGGTCGGCCGGTTCCAGGGCGGCGACTTCTTGCTCGGTGAGGGTTGGCTCGCTGATACGCGGCACCAGGCGAATGGTGGCGTTGACGTCGCCGTTGAGCAGGTCGAGCAGCTTGAGCCCGCGCAGTTCACCGGCTGCTGGCTTGCGCAGGCGCATGCTGGTGATGGTGTTTTCGCCACGCTTGATGGCTTCTTCCAGGGTGATCGGGTCGCTGTAGGCGGGTTGCTTCATGGGTGTTCTCCTTGGGGTTTGCGGTGTTCTTGCCCTCTCCCCAGCCCTCTCCCAGAGGGAGAGGGGGGTTAAGGGTTAGAGGCCGATGGCGCGGCGGTGCTCGGCGAGCATGTCTTTGCCGTTGACGAAGAAGACGAAGTTGAGCAGGTCGATCTCGATTTCGACGTTGCCGTCGATGCTCAGCTTGTAATAGGTGCAGACGGTGGTGATCTTCTGCTCGGTGTCTTCGCCGGGTTTGGCGTCGCCGAAGTCGATCTCTTCATGGCGGCCACGGGCGACCACTTCCACAGCACTGACTTCGCCGGTGTCGTCGCGTTGGATGGAGCCAGCCCAGCGCAGCATGACGCCGTCGGCTTTGACCATGCCGTATTGGCGCAGCAGGGTCAGATCCCAGCCGCCCATGGTCCAGTCGAACTGGATGCCGTCGTCACCGTGGCCGAGGTCGACCTTTACGGGGCCGTCCATGCCGCCTGCGCGGAAGTCTTCCAGCTTGCGGCTGAGTTTGGGCAGCGTGACGCTGGGGCATTGGCCCACGTAGCTGACGCCGTCGTTGAACAGGTTCATGTTCTTGAGCTTTTTGGGCAGGGCCATGGCTGGGCTCTCCTGGTGTTTGGTGCGGCGCGGCGGTTAGGCCGCGCGAGGCAATGGGTTAGGCGTTGACGCGGCTGGCGAAGTCGACCAGGAAGCGGTCGGTGATGCGCTGGCGCAGGGTGAGGTCTTCCAGGGGCGGCACGGGGGTGTAGTCGTAGTCGATGAACAGCTTGCCGGCCTTGAGGGTGTCCTTGTCGTTGGCGGCCTCGTCGTACCAGCACTCGCCGCCGATGAGGTAGCCCAGGCGGGTTAGCTCGCGGAACTTGGCGTTGATGCCTTCGACGATGTCGCGCACCAGGGAGGGGTGCATGGGCTTGTCTACAGCCCAGAAATGCGCCTCGGCCATGGTGTCGGCCAGCACCTGGGCGGTGCGGGTGTAGTTCTCAAAGGCAAACAGCGGGTCGGCGCTGCAGGTGCGCGAGCCCCAAAAGCGGAAGCCCTCACGGCGGATCAGGGTGGTGACCTCGCCAGCGTTGAGCAGGCCAGCGTCTGTGGCGGGGTTTTGCAGATCCCAGTACACGTCTTTGCTGAGGCCGGTGACGCCGTTTACCGAGACGTTGGACAGGGTTTTGTGCCAGCCCACTTGCTGGTCGAGCTGGGCGCGCAGGCCAAGGGCGCGGGCGACGGCAGCGGCGGGGGCATTGGCGTTGGCTGTGGTGTCCCACGATACGAAGTCGGGCCAGATGAGCATCAGCTCACGCGCGCCGAAGTTCTCGCGGTAGGCCAAGGCCTCGGAGACGGTTTGCGCGCCAAAGCAGTTGGCGTAGGCAAAGCCTCGCAGCTTTTGGGCGATGGCGACCAGCTCAGTGGTGACGGCGTTGGTGTCCAGCCCTGGTACACCGAGGATGCGCGGTTTAACACCCAGTTGGGCCTCGGCGGCGAGTAGGGCTTTCATGCCGGTGTATTGGCCGCTGGCGGTAACGCCGCCGATGAGCTTGGAGGTTTGGTCGGCTTGCTTGGCGGCATCGTCTGCGCCTACGCCGTCGGCCACGCGCACCACTACGGTGACGGGGCTGGCTTGGTCGGCGATGGCATCCAGCGATTGTGCCAGGGTGCCCAGCTCGCCGGCTTTGCCAGAGGCGCGCAGCACGTCGGTGAACAGCACCGGGGTGTTGAGTGGGAAGACCGTGGCGTCGGCATCGCTGCCGGTGCAGACCATGCCCACCACGGCGGTGGAAACTGTGCGGATGGGGCGGGTGCCTTCGTTGATTTCGAGGACTCGGACGCCGTGATGGTAATCAGTGGACATTGGGTGGCTCCTGCGGGGCGCGGTGCAGATCAGTGAGCCTTGAGGGTGACGCGCGCGCGCGTATTGATACAGGCGCGGGCGTTGTTGGTACGGGGCTGAAAACGTAAGGCCAGCGGGCACAAAAAAGCCCCGGCGTGCGGGGCTTGAAAAGTGACCATTGTGAGCAGGTGCGCGGGATGGTCAGGCGTTGTTGCCGATGCCCGCTACAGCGGCTTGGATGCTGGCAATGGTTTCGGCGGCGATATCCTGCGCCTGTTCGACGTTGCCAGCGGCCATGGCGCTGCGGATCAGCTCCTTGGCGTTTAGGCGCACGGTGCGCAGTTGCACCAGGGCGGCGTTGTACTGCGCCGCCTCGGCCAGAATGCTGTCGGCGGCTTGCTGGGGCGTGCGGCCGTTGATGGCCCAGGCAGCGACCATGGGCGGCACGGTGCCCTGGTAGCCGGCAGCGGCGAAGGCTTGAGCCTCGGCGGCGGCGGTTGCGTACTCCACAGCGCGCAGCGGATCGCCGGCTACGGCGGCGCGGGCGGCGTCGGCGGCGTTGTCGATTCTTAAGCAAAGTCCAGCAATGGTTATAGGTAGCGGCTGTTGATCCGCCAACATAGGATAGCCTTTCTCTCCACTGACAATGACCTTACCAAGAGACTGGCCTGCCAATAGCGCCGTATAAGTTTCTTCGGTTATTTCAACTGCGTCTTCCGGCATATTTACGCCGTGTATTCCCTCGGCGTAAAAGCCGCCAGTTGAGCGTGCATAGTACATTCCCACCCCCTAGTAGCCGATGGCTATCCACTGAAAGCTGTTCGAATTTATTGCGTTTGGCGATGTCCTCAGAATTATCTGAGTTGTCGTGTAATCAACCACAACAGAAGTATTCTCTGCCGTTGTATTAAGGTTTGCCCGGCGAATGACTGATGTAGATAGAACAGCAGTCGGGAACGCTACCGAAAAACTTAAAGTTGACACTCCACCTGAAGGTATGAGGGGTGCCTGCCCCCACTGAATAATCAGCCCACCTAACCAAGCCGGCAGTGCGATATAGCCATCTGCCGACAGTCTTATTGCGAAGCCCATACGAAGTTTTTTCGGCGTTACTGCCACGTCATCAAGTGTTCCCGCATTAATTTCTGCCTGGGTACCCACCCGCAACACCCCGCGCAGCAACTCGTTCGCGTTTGCAGCAGCTGAGCGGATGGCCTGAAATACACGTAACGCGGTCATGCGGCGGATGTTGTTGGTGCCCGCTTCAGCATCGGCTTGAGTGGCGGTCAGCGCTGCAGTCAGTTCAAAGGAAAGCGCCGTGGTACCGAGCACGATGGGGCCGTTGGTGGTCAGCTCCCAAACGGTATCCGCCAGCGTTGGCCCCGCTTCAACCGTGACCAGCATGCCGGGCGTTACTTCTGCGGAGGCGTCTGCATCCGATGATCGCGCCCAAGCGCTAGCGGCGGCGATGTAAATGCCGTTGGTGGCGGCGCTGGTTTGGTCTTTGACCAACACGCGATCGCCAGCGGTGAGCGCCACCGACCAATCGCCACCGGCGCGGGTGGCCAGGCCACTGAGTGTGATGTTGGCGGTGGTGGTGTAGAGCACGCTTTGCTTGCTGTCGCGGCTGTTCATTTCCGCGGCGATCAGGGCATTGACCTCGGCCTCGGTGGTGTATTGCGGGTGCGGGTCGGCTGCGGCCAGGTGCGCCACCATGATGGCGTCGGCATAGGCACGGGTGGCCAGCACCACGCTGGGGTCGATCTTTAGCTGCACAGCGGCAGTGCTGCTGACGATGAGCACCATGCGCAGCACTTGGGTGCGGCCAGAGCCTTCGGCCAGTTGCGGCTTATAGCTCGGCGGGCAGTTGCTCACGGCGATCAGATCACCGCTGGCGTCAAACAACCCCATCTCGCGCAGCCAGTAGCCGCCCTCGGTTTCCGGGATCACCAGTTCGGCGATGATCTGGCTGCTGTTTACCGGGTCAATCTGCAGAGTGTTGAGGTCGGCCCGGTAGCGTTCGTTGACCAGTGCCGCTTGGCTGCGGTTTGGCGTGGGCAGGTTGCCGTTGCCGTCGCCCACGGCCATGCGGCTGATCTGCAAGGGGGTGCCAAGGGCGGTGGCGTTGGCCAGTTTGGCCTCGCCCACGGCGGTGAGGATGGCGTAGTAGGTTTGGCTCATGGGTAGACGCTCATGGTGTCGATGGAATGCTCAGCCCCGCCGAACAGCAGCGCCGGGCTGCTTACTTCGATAGGGCCGGGGGCGTAGGGGTAGACGGTGAGGGTTTCGCCATCCACGGTGGCTGCGCCGAGGTGCACGGTGCCTCGGGCCTCCAGGCTGATGGCCAGGCCGATCAGATGCCGGCTGACAGGTTTTGCATCGTCGATCAGCAGCACCAGGGATTCGTACATGTCCTCGGTGATGCCGCTGTCGAGCACGCCGATGTCCAGGGCAAAGGTGCCCGGTACGCCTTCTGGAACGGTTTGCCACCACTCAATCACGCGGATGAGGTAGCCAAGCGGCTCCACCACGCGGCGCAGCGCGCCGATGGTGCCTTTGTGGGCGTGGACGAAGTAAGCGGACTTGATGACCTTGCGCTTGGTGGCCTCGGACCAGGACTCTTCCCAGCGATCCACCGAGAAGGCCCACGCCAGATAGGGCAGCAGGGGTACCGGGCAGCGGTCGGGGTTGATCAGGTCGCGGATGGGCACCGGGACGCGCTCGATCTGGGCGAGTGCCTGGGCCGCCAACACTTCCAGTTGGCGGGCATTGGGTGGCAGCAGGCGAGTCATGCCGCACCTCCCTGTGCGGCACCCTTACGGGCAGCCTGCGGCTGTGCGCTTTTGCTTTCCTGCAAAATCGTCATGCCTGCGCCCCGATGCTGACGGTGATGCCGGTGCAGTACGCCGCCTGAGCAGTGGTTGGGGTGATATCCGCCCAGCCTTGCAGGCTGACTTTGCGCACGCCTTCCACATGCAGGGCGGCATGAATGGCGGACTCGGTGACCTCTACACCGAGGCGGCGGCGCTGTTGCACGTAGGCGCTGAGGCGGGCCTCAGCGGCGGCGCGGATGGGCTCGGCCTCGGGGCCGGTGGTGGCCAGGTGCAGCACGGCGGTGACGGCGTAGGGCAGCACCTGCGCCGATTGCACGGTGAGGCGATCGCCCACCGGTCGGCGGTCTTCGTCGCTGAGGTAGGCGTTGACGATGGCGAGCAGCTCGGGGCTGACGCTGCCGTCACCGAGCAGCCCTTGCACGGTGACCACGACCACGGCAGGCGATGGGCTTTCAGCGGTGGCGTCGGCAATACGGCCATCGGCACTGCGCGCATGGAAGATGTAGGCGTGGCGCGGGCCAGCCGTGCTCAGGCCTTCCCAAGCCATTTGCGCGCGTTCGCGCAGGCTGTCGTCGCTCTCGTAAACCGCTGCCACGGGCGGTACGGCGTTGGGGTTGGCCGGGGTGACCAGCAGCTTTTCGACGTTGACGTTGGCGGCGACTTGCTCAAGGTCAGGGCCTTTTGCTTTGGCCAGCAGGGTGGCCAGTGCGGCCTCGTTGACTCGCTGGCGCAGCAGGGTTTCGCGGTAGGCGCTTTCCTGCAGCAGCTTGGTGACGGGCTCGGATTCCAGGGCGAGGGTGGCGGCCACGGCGGCTTGCTGCTCCACGGGGTGCAGGCTGATGAAGTAGGCCTTGCGCTCGGCGAGCAGTGCTTCGTAGTCGATGGCCTCAACCACTTGCGGGTCGGGCAGTTGTGCAAGATCGATGGGGGTGAAGGTGGTCATGCTGTGGCTCCCAGACTGAGCGGCACGCGCAGGTTGAGGGGCGCGTTGCTGTCGACCTCAGTGCCTTCCAGGTCGAGTACGGCTTGGCCGGGTTGATCACCCAGGAACAGTTGCACGCGGGTGAGGCGGATGCGCGGCTCCCAGCGCATGAGGGCCATGGCGGTGGCGGCGTAGGCCTGCAGGCGTGTGGCGGCGTTGGTGGGCCAGTCGATCAGATCCGGCAGTTGGCTGCCGTATTCGCGGCGCATGACGCGGGTGCCAATGGGCGTGGTGAGAATGTCGGCCACCGACTGGGCCAAGTGGCCAGCAGCGGTGAGTGTGCGGCCGGTTTGGGCGTTCATGCCTTGCATGCTCAGCCTCCTGCAAACACGTTGGTGCTGCCAGCGGCAACGCTGGAGCCGCACGCGACGGGGTCACCCACGCGGCCCAGGGGTTTGCCGTTGGCAAATACGCTGGCACTGCCCATGGCCAGCACGCTGGCGTGGGTTTCGGGGATGCTGGGGCAGGTGTGAGCGGCCCAGGCGTCGCCTTGGCGGTGCGCGGCAATGCCGTTGACGAATACATCGGGGCTGGCCCCGGTGCTGGGGCGCGGCGGCCAGCAGCCGTGGCCGCTGCAGGCGTCGCCTTGGCGGGTCACGGCGGGCATTAGTTGAGGTCCACGCGGGCACCGCTGATGGCGACGTTGCCATCAGCGGTGAGGGTGATATT